CCTGCGTCAATTAAAAAAAGAATTCCAGAAGCAGAATGGTTAGAAAATCCTAGCGCATGGAATCGCAAAACTTTTATTGCTGAAACGTCCGATTATCTTTATGCCGTGTACGGTATAGGTAGTGAGCAAGACAAACACACCTTGTCCATGTTGGCGGATCAAATAGAAACATATGTGACCTGTATGGAAGGCATAAAAGAAACAGGCTTAGTTGTGGAATACAACGATGGTAAAACTACAGGCGCATCACCGTATCTAACTATTAAAAACAAAGCCACAACTTTAATTATTCAATTGATGAATGAGCTAGGGTTAACCCCAAGGGGCAGATTAAGTTTAAGCAAATCAAACGAAGGCGATGATGTTGCTAAATTTCTTTTAGGTCCGAAAGGATGAATTGGCAAGACGGTGTAGTTTATGCAAAGCAAGTGGCGGTCGGCAATATAAACGTATGTCGTGACGTACGCTTGGCTTGCCAACGGTTTCTAAATCAATACGAAAATAGCGAATGGCAATGGGTATTTGATGAGGATTATCCACAACACGTATTAGATTTTGCCTCGCAGCTTAAACATACTAAAGGGCATCAAGCCGGACAATCAATTGTGCTTGAGCCTTTTCAATTGTTTTTCATTTGCGCTGTATATGGTTTCGGAAACAAGAAAGACCGTAATAAGCGGATGGTGTCGGATGTAATACTTTACATTCCACGCAAGGCGGGAAAGTCTACATTAACCGCAGTAATAGCCCTGTATGAGTTAGTTTGCGGAGAAGCGGGTGCTGAAGTATTTACATTAGCAACCAATAGAGAACAAGCAACCATTGTGTTTGATGCGGCTAAAGGCTTCATTGACAATATGCCGTCTACTTTTTCTAAATTGTTTGCTCAATCTAAGTATGAAATTAAAAAGGTTGGTGACAGTCAGTCAATGTTTAAGGCGTTGAGCCGAGATACTAAAAAGACGGGTGACGGTAAAAACCCATCCTGCGTAATCATTGACGAAGCCGCACAGATTGTTGACCGCAACTCTATTGAGGTGCTGCATTCTGGTATGGTCGCACGGCAAAACCCGCTGCGCATTTACATTACTACGGCATCGTTTACTAAAGAAACCAAGTTCCATGAAGACTTTTCTATGTTTCGCAGTATGCTGCACGGCGATGCTGTAGACAATCCAAAATGGTTTGGTTTACTTTACGGACTAGACCCGCAAGACGATTGGCGTGATCCTGTTGTGTGGGCTAAGGCTAACCCTATGCACGGTATATCAGTATTCGAGGATGCTATTGCACAACGAGCAGAAGAAGCAAAACACAAACCCGCAGCACTTAACGAGTTTCTTTGTAAGACGCTAAACATTTATGTGTCTGCGAACACGGCGTGGATTGATAGGGAATACTGGGACAAAGCTACAAAACCAGAAGAAGAAGAAACTCGAACACCTGATGAAGTGTTTATTGGTTTTGACTTAGCCGCTACTCGTGACTTGAATGCTGTGTGCATACTTAAACGATTTGGCGAAGATGACTACTATGCAAACTTTCAATTTTTCTTGCCTGAAGAATCATTGAATTTAATACCAAAACATTATCAAGACACGTTTAGAATGGCTATTCAGTCCGGCATATTAAAGCTAACTGAAGGAAACGTAATGGATGACAGGGAAATAAGCGACTATATTAAATCTCTTTGTTTGCAATACAACGTCAAAGAAGTTGGATATGACGCTTATAACGCTGCATCACTTGTTGCACGGTTGCATGAGGTTGGGATTCCGGTTAAGAAAGTGGGGCAAGGTATGGCAATACTCAACAACCCATCAAAGTATGTAGAAAAGTTAATACTGCAAAAAGCAATAAAACATAATGGCAACCCGTTTTTAGGTTGGCAACTGGGCAACTGCGAAGTCTATACGGACGTTAATGGAAACATCAAAGTGCGTAAAAACGAAGCAGATAAAGCAGCTAAAGTTGATGGAATTGTTGCAATGATTATCGCAATGCACTGTGCTTTAGATCATCCACCTTCAAATGGTAGCTTCGGTTTCAGGAGTTTTTAGCGTAAAATAATAAAAACATTGTATATATATTGGGGTAAAACATGGGTATGTTTGACATATTTAAGAGCAAAGCAAAAGCTCAAAAAGAATCGAATACTTTATTCGGACAGACCCAATTAGGCAACAATGTTATTTATCAGGGTCAAGGTGGCAGACAAACCGTAAGCCAACAGCTGTTATATGTAACGACTAGCAGCACCACCACGGCAGGACGTACAGTTGATATGTCCATGCTGACCCGTAACAGTACGGTGATGGCAGCGGTCGGCGTAAAGGCACGGGCATTAGCTCAATTGCCTATTAGCATTATGAGTAAAGCTGATGACGGTACATTCGTTGACGCTTTGCAATCACCTAAGATTGGCGCACGGGACAAGGCTAAAGCCAAGCAAGTATTAAACCTGCTACGCAATCCTAACAACTTTCAAAGCCAATACGAGTTCTGGTATCAATGGTGTATGTGGCAAGACCTTGCAGGTGAAACCTTTACGCTATGGTGGCGCAAAGACCAAGCCGATTCAATGCAAACGCCAATTGAGATGTATAACCTTGATTCGACATTGATAACCGCACGGCTAACAGAAACTCGTTACCCCGCATACACACTCAGTACACCAAGTTATGGGTTTAACAAAGACGCACCACTATCGGCGCATCAAGTGATGCACGTTAAAGAGGCGGCATGGCAAGGTTCATCGGGCTTTAATAAAGGAATCCTAGCTACCGAACTGGTCGCACTAGATCAAGACATTGACTTGTATGCAAACTTTGTTATGCAAAACGGCGCAAAGCCATCAGGCATATTTGTTACTGAACAGGTTATTCCCGATGCAAAATATAAAGAAATTGCAGGACGCTTAAAAGAAGCATGGTCATCAATGACGGGTAGCCGTGCAACCGATCAAAGTAAGCCCGGTCAAGGGATGCTGCTAGATCAAGGAATGAAGTACCAACCGCTAGATATGCTTACCTTGCAAGACACGGAAACCAAAGAATTAAAGAACCAAACAATGAAACGCATCTGCGGTCTGTTTGGCGTACCACCCGCAATGATTGGCATTGCCGACCAGAAGTACAACAATACTCAGACGATGATGGATGAGTTTTATAAAGCCACCATGTATCCAATGATTATTAATATTGAGCAGAAATTAAACTATCATTTGTTTAAAGGCTATCCTAACCTTTGCGTTCGATTTGATACTAAAGACTTCCTAAAAGGCGCAGCACTAGACCAAATGAACTTTGCTGTTCAGGGTGTTAGCTCAGGAATTATCACGCAAAACGAAGCCCGTGAATATCTTAATATGCCCAAAATGGACGGTCATGACGAGCTTATTCAAGGCAAAGCACCAGAGCCAATGACGGGTAATAGCCCTCAAGATACTGGTGGGGGCGGTGGAAATCAAACCCGAAAAATGAACATCGGGAAAACATGATGGCAAGCATTAAGCAACTTTGTGCGTTATTAACTTCACAAATTAAGCAACCTGATGCTAAACTACCAAAAAAAGTAGTGTTGCCCAAAATACAAGATAATGATCAGTCAATAAAACTTGGGGCAATTAATGAAAAATATCACTCTAGTCTGCGAAGCAAAACTTGATCTCGGTAAAGCCGCAGATGAGGCAGCAAACCCTACTGGTGCAATTGAAGCCCGTGTAACTACATGGGGCGCACGGGAAGGCGCAGACGGACGCAGGTTTAACTATCAACCCGAAGGTTTTATGGATTGGGCTGATGAGTTTGCCAAGTCTGAAAAACCAATGCCTATGTTTCTTAACCATAATGATATGGGTATGCCTATTGGTCAATGGGACGAAGTGATGTTTGACGATGAAGGAATGTCGGCAAAAGGTCGCTTGTTTCTAAACACTATGGCAGGTGCAGACGCATATTCAGTATTGAAAGAATCGCCCAAAATGTTTGGCGGCGTTTCTGTCGGTGCTTATGCTGATGAAGCCTGTATGGTTGACGCTGAAGGCAATGCACTTATGTCTGGTGCAGACGATACCGAAGCATATTTCCAAATTACCAAAGGTGGCTTGCGTGAAATTTCGGTGGTTATGTACCCGAATAATCCAGAGGCGAATATTCAGCAACTTGAATATTTTGATGCCGAAGGAAACGCAAACCCTAGAGCAGTTGAGAAGGTCTTACGTGACGCAGGACTTTCCCGAAAAGATGCGACCACCGCATCTTCTATCCTCAAAAAAGTATTAGAACAGCGTGACGCTA